AAGATACATTCCGTGCAAAACTCGACACTCTTAAGGAAAATTATTTCCCCAAGGTTCGTGAAGAAGTGATCACAGAACAAGTTATTGATAATGAAGTACATGACAGCGCAGCACAGGACATTAGTGTTAGTGACAGCATGGCTAAGTACATGACTGCAATCACAAAGACTAAGGCTCGCGCCAATAATTCATAATAAACCACTTAGATGTAATTAATTAATAAGGAGAAACAAATGTTTCAGACAGAACATCTACAAGAAAAGTGGCAGCCCGTCCTAGATCACGCTGATCTTCCAGAGATCAAAGATTCTTACAAGCGCGCTGTTACTACAATTATCCTAGAGAACCAAGAGAAGGCTCTCCGTGAGGATCGTGGCTTCCTCGCAGAAACCGCCCCTGTCAACAGCATGGGTGGTGGACAGATGGACACATGGGACCCAATTCTAATTTCCCTAGTTCGTCGTGCAATGCCAAACCTCATTGCTTATGATGTCTGCGGTGTTCAGCCAATGACAGGTCCAACTGGTCTAATCTTCGCAATGCGTTCTTCATTCACCTCACAGGATGGTGCAGAAGCTCTCGTTGATGAAGCAATGCCAGACATCTCAAACCAGAACGCTGCTGGTACAATCGGTGGTGGCGACGTTGGTGCAACAGAGACTAACCCTGCTGTTCTTAACGACTCACCTTCCGCTGGTACATACGTTAGTGCAACTGGTATGACACGATCACAGGCAGAAGCCCTCGGTGATAGCGCCACAAACTCTTTCGGTGAGATGGCTTTCTCCATTGAGAAGTCAACCGTTACCGCTGTGTCCCGTGCCCTCAAGGCCGAGTACACAATGGAACTCGCACAAGACCTTAAGGCAATCCACGGTCTTGACGCCGAAACAGAACTTTCCAACATTCTCAGCACAGAAATTCTTGCTGAAATCAACCGTGAAGTCATCCGTTCACTATATGTGACCGCTGTCAAGGGTGCCGCAGTTAACACAACTACTGCTGGTATCTTCGACCTAGACACTGACTCAAACGGTCGTTGGTCAGTTGAGAAGTTCAAGGGTCTAATGTTCCAGATCGAACGTGATGCTAACGCAATTGGTCAGCAGACACGTCGCGGTAAGGGTAACATGATCATCTGTTCAGCAGACGTTGCTTCTGCCCTACAGATGGCCGGTGTTCTCGATTACACCCCTGCCCTCAACAACTCACTAAACGTTGATGACACAGCCAACACATTCGCTGGTACAATGAACGGACGTTACAAGGTCTATGTTGATCCATATTCCGCTAACGTTGCTGCTTCTCAGTACTACGTTGTTGGTTATAAGGGTACATCACCTTACGACGCTGGGTTCTTCTATTGCCCATACGTTCCACTACAGATGGTCCGTGCCGTTGGTGAAAACTCCTTCCAGCCAAAGATTGGGTTCAAGACACGCTACGGCATGGCTGCTAACCCATTCGCTGCTGCTGGTGCAGTTGCTGCTGGTGATACCGTCAACTCTGACGCTTCACTCGACGCAAACACCAACGCTTGGTATCGTCGCGTTAAAGTCACAAACCTTATGTAATAATAAGAAAAAGAAAGTTTGTGATCAAACTTGGGAGACACTCGAAAGGGTGTCTCCCTTTTTCTTATAAATACTTACATGGCAACACAAAGAACAATAGAACGACAACCTGATAAGTTAGACTACCTCAGTCCAACTCAGTTTAAATTTAACATTCACCAACTTCCAAAGGTGGAGTTTTTTACTGTGACAGCATCAATTCCATCTATCAGTATGGGTAATGCAGTTATGCCCACAAGACTTACTGATATTCCTATGATGGGAGATAAGGTTACATATGACCCATTTACACTTTCTTTCATTGTAGATGAATATCTAGAGAACTATTTGTCACTTCATGAATGGATTACTTCTATTGGTTTTCCAAAGAACACAGACCAGTTCAAGAACTTTCGTTCAGAGACATCTGCAACTCCTACTGCCACTAGAGGATCAAGTAGAGACATTGGTGATGTGCAACCCGCCACTGGAGTTCGAGCAATGTTCTCAGATGCAACTCTGACTATTCTATCAAACAAGAATAATCCAGTTGCAAACGTTTTCTTTCGTGATCTGTATCCAACGTCATTAGATGCATTAGAATTCACTCAAGCAGAAACAGATGTTAATTATCTTGTTGCAAGTGCATCATTTGCATACACACTCTATGAAATCGAAAGTATATAAATAAAAACGAGCAGATGCGATAAACTTTAACATTTATTAAATCTGAGACTTAATAACTAGTGATAACTCGGCAAGCCTCACTAGGGTCAATATATACCAAGAGAGTTACATCAACTCTGCTCACTTTTTTTAATATGGAATAAACATGAACTTAGATGAATTGAAGCGTATATCAAAAGAAGACCTTCCAATTATAGATGATGAACATATTGATCAAGAATCCTATAAGAACCAGTTGATCAAACAGAAGTGGTTAGATTTCAAATCTGACTTCGAACTGATGCTCATCAAAGCACGGACAGACCACCAACAACTCTATCGTGAAAAGTGGGAGTACTATGGTGGTAAGGCAGATGCAAAGGTCTATGCTGCAAAACCCTTTGACATAAAGGTAATGAAAACTGACTTGCAAATGTATGTGCAGTCAGATGAGGATATTCTACGCCTACAGAACAAGATTGGATATTATGAAACCTGTGTAGATTACTGCAAGGGTATCATTAAGTCTATTGACAATCGTGGATGGGATATTCGCAATGCAACTGATTGGAAAAAGTTTGAGGCTGGGATGGTATAATGGACATTGAAAAATATATTATGGAATATTCGAATATGGTTTCCAAAGATTTGACCGATGAGATTATGGGCGCAAACCTAGATTACCAGAAATCGACATATGCAAATAAGACAGGTAAAGTGGACAATTCGGATGAACGAGTAAACATGGATGAGTTCTGGATTCGTAACACACACGAACTCTATGAACCTCTCAAGAAATGTTTTGTAAATGCCATCAATATGTACATGACAGACCATCCATATTTCTCTGTTCAACATCTTACAGACTTTCGTATCAATCGGTATTCAGAAGGTGGGTTCATGTCCAAACACTACGACAGCATCCACCACAGTCACGGACAACACTATGGATATCCACACGCAACAGTTCTGTTATATCTGAATGATGACTACGAAGGTGGTAAGTTCACAGTTGCAACAAAAACTATGAAACCCAAGGCTAGGTCTGCCGTAGTGTTCCCATCAAACTTTATGTATCCACACGAAGCAGAGGTTGTTACCAAAGGAACACGTTGGAGTATTGTATCGTGGTTGATGTAAAAACATACAAGTGTTTTCCTACATCTATTCATGAAGTCAAAATGAATATTAGTACTTTTGACCAGAAGAATATGTTGATTTATGTCAAGAATGGTGGAAAGGGGGATGACTTTCATACCATGTCTTATTTCCGTCCTCTGGCAGAAAAGATTATAGAGACATCAAAGACTATTCTGACAAACAGCGGATACGAGTTTGAGGACGTAGAGATTACTAATATGTGGGGAAACCTTCTTTCAGAGGGAAACTCGCACCCACCACACACTCACTCTAATAACGTTCTATCTGGCGTCTATTATCTACAGAGTGGTGCTCCTATTCAGTTCTTCGACCCAAGACCATCTGCAACAATCTTCAAACCCAGAAACACACCAGATTGGGACAACTCTAGTATGTTGCAGTTTAACTCTGTTGTAGACACTGCATTATTCTTTCCATCATGGCTCATGCATTGGGTTCCACCCACTCCAAATGAACGCATAAGTATTGCATGGAACATATTGGTTAGAGGACACTACGGTGAACCTCGAACACTACAAAATGCGTATATCTAAAAAAAATGAAGTATATCTAATACTGGAAGACATGTCTGAGTCCACAAGGCGTGAACTCACAGAATTCTTTACCTTTGAAGTGCCTGGTGCAAAGTTCATGCCCATGTATCGCAAACGTATTTGGGATGGTAAGATAAGATTGTTCTCACCCGCAAATGGTGAGATATACGTTGGACTACTTGACTACATCACGAAGTATTGTGATGATAACAATGTATCATACGAATTAGAAGAGGGAGTAAAAAATGAGCGGAATGTTGTGGATTCAGTTGCAAGAGGTTTTATCAAAAGTCTCAAACCAAGGTCGCAAGGAAAATCCATCAAGGTGCGAGATTATCAGATTCAGGCTTTCTCTCATGCCGTGGGAAATGATCGTGCCCTTATTCTTAGTCCTACTGCTTCTGGTAAATCACTTATAATCTACTCACTGGTTCGTTACTACCACATGGCAGGACTCAAGACACTCATTCTTGTTCCCACAACTTCACTGGTAGAACAGATGTATAGTGACTTTCAAGATTATGGTTGGTCACCAGGCACATACTGTCAAAGAGTTTATCAGGGACATGATACAAAAGTTACAAAGGATGTTGTGATATCAACTTGGCAATCTCTATACAAGATGCCAAAGAAATACTTTGATGATTTCGGTTGTGTGATTGGTGACGAAGCACATTTATTCAAGGCAAAGTCACTCACAGGGATCATGAGTAAACTACATAGTTGTAAGCATCGTTTTGGTTTTACAGGGACACTTGATGGGACAGAGACTCATCGACTTGTGTTGGAGGGATTATTCGGTCCTGTAGAACGAGTTACGACAACAAAGGAGTTGATGGATAATAAGTCACTGGCAGACTTAAAGATAAAATGTCTAGTTCTCAAACACCCAAACATCCGTGAGAGAATGACATATGCAGATGAACTGAAGTATCTTGGCACATCTGAAATACGCAATGAGTTTATCAGTAATCTTCTTTTTCACATTCCAGGCAACACACTTTGTCTATTTCAGTTGGTAGAAAATCAAGGACAACTGTTATACGACAAAGTAATTGATGCCAGAGATAATGGTTTCTTTGACGATAAAATGAGAAAGATATTCTTTATCTACGGTAGTACTAGTACCGAAGAAAGAGAACACATTCGGGCTGTCGTTGAAAATGAAAAGAACTCTATCACTATTGCGAGTTACGGGACTTTTAGTACTGGTGTCAATATTCGCAATATCAACAACATCGTGCTCGCTTCCCCTTCGAAAAGTAAAATTAGAGTCCTGCAATCAATCGGCCGAGGTTTGCGTAAGGGGGAAAATAAAGATTCCGTTTTGATTTTTGATATTGCTGATGATATGACATTTCGTAATCAACCCAACTTCACGTTAAACCATTTTACAGAACGACTAAATATTTACAACAGTGAACAGTTTGATTATGAAATCAGCAAGGTAAAACTCAAATGATAAACTCAGAATACAAGATCGTAAAGTTAGTCAGTGGTGAAAACATCATCTGTGAAGTAACTGATCATGGCGCACATTATGAGATTTGTAATCCTTTGCTTATGAATGTGATTCCTCGCATGAGAAGAGATGGACTGTCTGAATCACTTGCATTGACTCGATGGGTACAACCCTTCACAGAACAAAAATATTTTGAAATTGAAAAATCAAAAATTATCCTCACCGCAAATGCTTCTGCCGGATTATCCGTTTATTATGAAAAGTGTTTGCAGGCTCACGATGAATGGATACATGAAGAGCCCACCCATGAGGAACTAGAAGAAATCGAGCAA